GCATTATAGTTTGCAAGTGTTTTTAAATGTTCATTTAACGATACTCATGATTTCTAATCAAAATTATTCAGTGCTTTTTTATTTATCATCTCGAACATTTTTAGTTCATCGTCAGATAATCCCTCCCAAACTTTCTTCATGATTATATTTTGCACACGTATCATTCTTTGTATAAATAAAACTCCATCTGATGTTAAACATAAATTTTTACCTCGGCGATCGAGTTCATTATCAACACGTTTGATAAGGTTTTGCTTTTCTAAGATATCTGTAATTCGCGTTATATTTGTTTTAGAAACCTGCAACAGGTTACTAATTTCAGATGGGGATAAACAATAACCATCAGTAAAATATAATAATGATAATGCCATAAACATGGTATTGTTTATTTTATGCTTCTCTAGCGCATCTGATATGACGTCCTGCATTTTATTGCTAATCCGGATACATAATTGCATTAGCAAATGCTCCTGAACAGGATAATCTGTCTCTTTATTCTTTTGATAATCAAGTATTTTTTCTAGAAAAAGCACGTTTTTCATTGTTGTATCCGGTATTGAATAATCATCTCATAAAAACCATGTAGCCTGTGTGTGATATCTATGTCCCAATGAAACTGGTAAAATAAAGTATAGCAGTTCAAGATTCCTTGCGCCACCTGAATTTTCTACAGATAATGCAAAACACATAGCAGTAAAACCTTTCGTTTATAAATTTTATTTTTTCCTATAAACATATAGTTCTCCATGCGCTTTCTTTCTGTCTCGGTGTATTCCCATTTCTTTTTCTATTCGTATCGTAGCTTTACGTAACTCTTTTGATGTGCTAACATCTTTGGCTGCAATGTTTTTTGGCACCGCCTGCTTCATGCAGCGGCGTATTTGTTCTCTAAGATATATTCGTTGGTCTACCTGTCCTTCCTGTCGATAATCCATCAGTACTTCCTGCCAGCGAACAGCAGCCCTGCGCCATAGTCCTCTTTGCTCAAGATCTTCGGCCTTCTTGTCTCTAACCATTTCCCCTCCAAACAAACGTATGCTACAGATTAACTACCTAAAAATTGAGTTTAACACTAACTCATGTAATTAATACTAATGCAAGAAAATATTCACTAATATTTTTATCTTTTAGTTATAAACTAAATTTACATGTGGCTGTTTTGCAAAATGTAGACTTCCTATATTTTTTATGAAATGATTAGGAAAATAAATTTATTTTATAGCTTTAACACTATGGTCAATACATTTCTTAACACCCAATGCCATCACGAATGAACTAAGGAAAAGCGGAATGGCCTTTGACGTTAAAATGCTCTAACTGGAGGTTGCTCATGTGTTTTTCTCTTATCGTTTAGTTACTACATTCTTACACAAACCAAGTAAGTGTTTACCTATCATTTAACGCGTTTGAAAACGTATACGCTGACTGTGATCCCTGTCTCTTCAAACTCGTTGGTAAACGACTTCCCTCTGGCATAAACGTAATTATCCATCGTCATCCAGTCCAGTATTGGCGCAGTGCCCGGCAATACTGCTACAAGACGCCCGCCGACTTTCAGATGCCCCAGCGCAGCCAGCGTGTGCTCTCTATGACGACCAAGCGAGTACGGCGGGTTCATAACGATTTTGTCGAACTGATAACCTGCGTTGTCCTCAGACCACTTTATGAAGTCGCAGCAAATCGTGTTCGTATACCCTTTTCCACGCAGGATATCAGCAAAGAGAGGTGCGATTTCTATGCAGGTAACATCTTCCAGATCGGCGTTAATATAGGCCAGAAGATCCCCACGTCCGGCTTGAGGCTCCAACAGCTTCTCACCAGGCTTCAATTCAGTGGCTCTTGCAACGTACTCAGCAATCAAGCGTGGGGTAGGGTAGAACTGGTGTGATTTTGTATCCGGTATTAAACCGGTAGCCACAATCGTATTTAGCGTATGGCCGATGTCATACGGGAACTGCCAGTGCTTTTTCTCCTGCACGCCGCCAATGAAGCTCAGTGTGCGCTCAAGCTCTTCCACCTGCGACTTCTGGAGAGCTGAATCAGAGAAGTACCATACTCCTTTGTCTTTGCTCAATCGCCCGTCACGAAGCGCAGTGCGAACCGGGACGGAGATCGTCTTCTGGATTAGCCCGAACTGCTTTGGTGCCCGTGTTTTTGGCGCTCTGCGGCATGGCGCGGGGATTGCTGCAGGCATACTGTAAGCCAGCACCTCATTCAACTTCCAGGCCACGTCAGGATGTATTTCAAAGTGAACGTTGCCGTTCTTGAACATCTTCACGCGCATCAGATTTCCATCGACGTTCATCCAGTCACCGGTCTGGCAGTCGTTTGCCCGATACGCAGCTGATAGCACCTCAGCAGTGCGGTTGATGGTAATAAATTCTTTGTGCGCGAAGAAATGAAGCAAAACACGCAGATCGTCGATATAGTCCTCTTTGCGATAGTTCACACTAACGCTGTCCCGCCAGAAATCAGAAATGCAGTCAGCGATTATCAGACGCTCGCTGAAACCGTTCGTCTTATTTGTCTTGTGCGCAGGACTCAGCGCCTTAAACAAGCCATACACGCGCTCGGAGAGATATTTGTGCCTGTCATTCAGCAAATTAAGCATCGTGGGTATGACCGTTTCTGCTTTGAACTCCGGTACACCAACGAACTCTTTAACCTTCATCTGGTAGCCGGTTCTGTCAGTTTTGATGACTTCCTGTTTGCCCTCTATAAACTGCTCGCGCCACTCATCTCGACGGGAAGCTGGCATGATCAGCAAAACGTTAGTCATGTCCGTGACCTTCCTCCAGTACTCGGCCCAAATATTCTGTTTCACCCATTCCAGATCGACTTTATCCAACCAACCTCGATTTAAACGCGAGCGATCTTCATCTGGTCGATGGTTTAGTCTCAGCAGGCGATTAATCATGTTGTGGCGTTCGTCGCCATAAACGAAGTCGTGTACCTGATACATGAAGGCGATCTCTTTCTCGCACTCGGCCACAATTTCGTGGATGACGTTCATTTCCTGCCGATAGTCGATAGCAGTGTTTGAGTTGGCATCGTCGATGATGGAAAGGGCTGTATTCATAATTGCACCATTAAGAAGTGATTTGTTTAATGGTGCAATTATTTCAAAAATGAAAAGGTACTAAATAGAAATAAACAGGCAATCCTTCAAATAAAGGCATTGGCTAATCATACTTGGAGGTATTTATCACCAGAATTTTGTTTGTATAAATCTTCTTAATATCCCATGTGACATTACCGGAATACCATTGACCGTTATATACTTGGTTTCCAGTTGCACCTGTCATTGTTACATAGACAGGTCTGTCGTAATCGGTTCGTCTATAGTTATATACCCCAACCATAGCAGGCATTACCGCACATGGATACCCCATATCTATTGTAAATTGAGGGTCAGAAATAGTGATAAGTTTCGCATCAAGGGGCATCATCTCACCGTGATACACCATTGCGCCTGCGCTGTTATACATGGCAATGCCATAGCCAGAATGTGGTAACACCATATCAGAAAAAGCATAAACTGTTATTGTTCCGGGGCTACCATTTACCTGATGCAATCTGAGAGCATTGTATCCGTTACTATGCTCATGAATAAACATCATGTTCGCCTTATTACTGCTTTTTATGAAGAAAAAGCATGATTTGTTTGATGGGATTGATGTTTGAAAAACAGAACCTTTAGATGTAGACATTGTCCCTTTATTAATCAGATTTTGCGGAGTAAATTCTGGACTCATCCACAAACTTCCATCTGATTGTGTAATTGACATCCCGAACATAATTATCCCCAGTATGTGTATATGTAAGAACCAAGCCCCGTATATAAATTTGACCAACTAACCGTATTTCCATTAATAGTAACTGTTGGAACAGGTAAATTAATGTAGTTGTCGTTGTTAAGAGGCATCAATGACCACACGGCATGTAGCGATTTACCCGGTGGCGGATTGGAGTACGTCTTAGAGCCTGATGACGCAGTAAATCGATCAAGAAAAAAAATAGGAGTAAGGAAGCCAGTAACGTTAATTCCTTTATTGTTGTAAATCCCTGTACCGTATGCCATTTTTCATCCTTGTTTTTTATCAACACAATATGGCCGATCATGCGGCCATATCAGATCAATTAGAGCTTTGAAAGGCTTTGTGTGGCTGTGTTGCGAGGTTATGTCGATGGCTTAACTCACGCATCATGTCTTCAAGCCGACTCTTTGTGTCGTCGAGTTGGTCGGCCATTGCTCCCAAAAGCTGACGAACGGCCATCGGATCATCGCTGTTTAGTGATGGCATTTTATAACCCGCCTGAGAAGACATAAGATTGAACGCAGACATCAACATCGTTAGAGAGGATTTAAGCCCAGCAATTTCACGATCTTTGCTGGCAATAATCGCCTCACTCTTGTTAGTGTCATCAGTTCGTTGAGTCTCGCTCACCATATCCAAAGTCGCCTGCAACTTATCAGCGCGCTCTTTTTCAGCAAGATAATGAACACCGAAATGATGTGCTAAAGCTACAACCTGAGTTGGCTCTTCAAAGGTGGACTCAAAATTAAGTGCTGTAACCACTCTCTCAAATATGGAAACGTCTTCTATTCCTCGAAGAATGGCTAACATTTTGACCAGTTCATTAGCATCCATTTCTTCGAATAAGGCGTTTTGTTCATCAGCTATCGCTTTGCATTTCTTGCACATGTGTTTTTCCTAATGCTTAAACAAGTTGTTTTCTTATTGGCTTTATTGTGATGTGGCATAAAAGGGGAGCAAGCTAAACGTAAAGGTGCAAACTCTCTATTTCGGTCAACGAAACACAAGGGCCATTTGGCCCTTGTCATTAACACGTTGCTTTACGGACTAGCGGATAAGCGAAGTAGATCGCCAGACCAATGAGGACGCCATCAGAAATGACAGACATCATCTTTCCCGTAAAATCCACCAACACCGCCATCACCAGAAGAGCAATGACGGTCACAAGCCGGAATCTCTCAAGCATTAGAGATAAGCATCCAGTGACAACTGAAGCGCCTGTGCGATCTTTTTCAGTGCCAGCTCTTCTTGTTCGCCAATACCGTCTTGGTCGGCAATATCAAGGCACAGACACAGTACATCTACTGCATCATTAGTCCCGGCCACATCAGCCAGCTCACGTAAAGCCTGGGCATTAGCGCGGCGCGGTGAGGCTTCGTATTGAGCACGGATATTGGCGCTCATTTGGGCAATCTCACCAGCAAACGGAGAAAACGCAGGCAGAGCTGCAATTGTTTTCTCAAGAATGGAAATTTCCTTTGCGTCGCATGTGCCATCGGCATAGGAGATCATGTACGCGCCCCACACGGTGGCTTCAACCGCATCTCGGTTCTCCATTTTTTTGACCTCGATAACAGCTTTACGAGTTTTCTTTTTGAATAAACCTAACATGTGCTTTCCTTTTGTTATTTGTTAAAACAAGTTGTTTTCTAGTTACATGAATTGCTTACGAAAAGACGGTCAATGCATATGCACTAACAACCGTCAGAAATAACCAAGTACCGAACCGACTGGAAAAACAAAAATCCCAACAACACGAGCCAAGGTCATACCAGCCTGAAACTGGAGATCACCAGAGCAAACGAGTTTTACAATGTTCGATACCCAACCGGCGGCCATGAGAGCTATGAAAGCCAGAATCGCCAGCCAAGTTTTTCCAAAGTGATTTGAAAACCAGTTCATACAACCGCCTTAGTCACAGCATGATCCTGAGTAACTGGATGAACTTGAGGTATCGCATCCACCGTCATCCCATCCAGAGTGACAGGACGCTCTACTGGAGTGGTGGTAATTGTCGTCGACGGAGGTGTGGTGATGGATGAACCCGGCATCAAAAGGCTCTGGCCGGCTGGAACGGCTACCGTCGCCAGTGAAACTATAATGAGAACGTAGGCCATTGGTTTCAGCCTCTTTCTTTGAAAATTTTCCATTCGAACTGTCCTTGTTGTTTTTCTCCTTCACTAAAGGCCGTGTACTTTTCGCTTCGCGTGAAGAACCAGAGGTAACAATCGCCCCCACGTTCGCAACAACTGACGCTTGCTTATCTAAACGTTCATTCAGCAACCGAACGGCAGTCTCTAGTTCATCAAGACGTGACAGAACACGACCGCTAAATAATTCGGCCAAAATTTGACGTAGTGAACGAGGACGTTTAGTTGCAGAAGTGAAATAGGTTTGACGTGCCATGTGGACTCCATCCAGTGTCAGAAAGAGTTGCGGCTGGCGATTGCCAGCCGCCTTTCTCGTTCCATCCTGGAACTGTGTCTTACCGACACATTGTCATCCTGACGCCGATAAGATACATGATTTAAAATGATAGGTAAACACTTACTTACTGCTTGTTGTAAACAAAACCAATATCTTTCTTGTGAGGCATATCTGCTGCGGAAAAAGCTGCGATCTTCGCGAGTCGATCACATATTTCATTTTCACGATGCCCGGCGTGACCTTTAACCCACTTCCAGCGAACATTATGTCGACTTGCAGCCTCATCCAGACGCTTCCACAGATCAACATTCTTTACCGGTTTTTTGTCAGAAGTCACCCATCCATTGCGTTTCCACCATTTCATCCACTGTGTCATGCCGTTTTTCAGATACTGGCTATCAGAGTGCAAAATAACGTTGCATGGATATTTCAAACGCTCCAGCCCGATAAGTGCCCCCATCATCTCCATGCGGTTATTGGTGGTGCTATGAAAACCATCTGAGAACTCGCGTTCCTCACCACGATACTGGAGAACTATACCGTAACCGCCCGGGCCACCCGGATTTTTAAGGCAAGAGCCATCACTGAAGATTTTCACGGTTTTAAGCTGGGGATTGAACTCTACGACAGGCGTTGTGGAATTGGTGCGGGGAGAATTTTTGTTTTTGGCTTTTTTGCGAGTTTTTTCTTGCGATCGGGCTGGTGTCTTCGTCGTCATATAAACTCCTGAATCAAGCGCCGCGCCGATTTTTTTCCTCGCGCGTGCGCACACGCGTGCGTGTTAATAATTATTAAAATAAACAAATTACTTCCCAGAACAGGTTTTTATAAACCTGAACTGAACGAACGAAGTGAGTGAAGTTCACCTCGAACGAAGTGAGAGGTTGTCTTTTCAGGTAATATTCTCCCAGGGAGGTGAGTATAAAAATCCCTCACCAACCTGGTCGTTTCATAACCTGAAAAGTTATGGCCTAAGTCTACTGCCAGCTTAGACTTGGGAAGTTATGGATGACAGCACCCCAGAACCGAGATCTTCCCACACTTTATGAAGGGGAGTACTGGATTCAACCTCTCGAAACACCCCAGACTCGACAATCATAAAGTGACCCTTGTCTCCGCTCACTTTGGTTCCCCCTTCCCCGACACCTAAACGGCACCGGTTCTACGCTGGTAGTGAGCTTTTTTAAACCTGACGCCAGTGACGCTTACCCCCACCCATCAGGTCGAGTCTCCAGTCTACGACTGGAAACTATCAGATCTTAGCACTTACAATTCATTTTATGAATAGTTTGTACTTATCTATCATTTCGATTGATTATTTTCTCGACCATGTAGTTGAACATTCAAGGCAAACACCTCGTTGATCAACTCACCTAAAAGCTGTTCAACAAGTTCGCGATGCTCCCCAAGATGCAAGCACTTAATTGCCCATTCGTACAAGTTGAAAGCCTGCTCGCGGTCTTTCATCATTTCACGGGCCTGGGCCAGAAAATCGCTCTCTACGAGCGCAACGACATTAGTCGGGTATGACATGTTAGTTTCCTTAAAGTGATTCATAAAATCGATTTTAAAGCGTCTGGGAAGGGGTTCTAGTGGATTCTGTAGTGATGTTCAGGTCTGGAGTCTCTGATACAAAACAGCCTGCTTCCGTATATTAATAATTAATATGTAGTTATTTATATATACAGAAGCAGGCTAATTACAGACGCCAGAACAAACTAAGCAGCCTTCTTTGATGGTCTTTTTTTCCTGATCACATTCGCAGGATCATACCCTCCCAGACTTTTCATGACGTCCAAAGGGATCTTGCTTATAGAGTGCCCAGCGTCCTGACAGAATCCTCGAAAAACAACGAGCATACTGCCACCTGGGTTGATGTTTACTTCTACCTGACCCAGATTGACGTCAGGCTCGACAAACGCTACGCGGCCACCAGACAGAATAATCGTCTCATTCGCACACTCTGTTGCACGCTCATACCACTTTGTATCTAGGGATTGAGGAATTAGCATCACTGTTGTAACTCCGCGAGCCTGCTCACGTATAGCCGCATCAATCCAGGGGGAGATTTTGGAGTAGGGTGGATTGAGGAAGGCAATTGTACCTGGCTGTCCCCATTCAGATTTCAAAGCATCACGCTCAACGCCTATGAAATTAGGCAGCTTTGCATTGTCCTTGTTGCAGGCAACGTCAACATCAAATGTCACTCCAAGATAACGTTGAATGGCAGAAAACAGCCAGTCAGGTGTTCTCCAGAGGTCACGAAGAGAGTTGTCGCGCTTTCGCTGTTTGATTTTTTCGGCTGCAATCATCTTCTTTCTCGATAGGTAAGTAAATACCTATTTTTGCATTTGATTTTATGTCTGGCAATCAAATAAAACGCGCCAGAAATGCAAACGAGAAGCTCTCTGGCGCGTTTTTGTGGTGCTGGGTATGTGATTGGCTTACCCAGCACTATAAAGCTCTCTATGGGCTTTATTTTCAGTAGGGGAACGTCATCCAATAGTGTACTCCGCGACAAACTTCTTAACGATCGGTGATTCTTCGTTCAATGTTAGATTTCCACCGCCTCTAACGGCAATTCCTGTCGCTGGAAATACAGCCATCATTTGCCCAGCCTGAGTTGACGCAGTGTTAAGCGGATACGGTTTTTCTGGATTGCTCATTAAAGCAATCTTAATACTATTACTTGTAGCCTTCTTTTCTGTGAGAAGGTGTCTCATGGAAATTACCGTGTAAACACTAATATCTGGACCTCCGCTAAACCAATTAAGAAGGTTTAATATCTTATCCTTTGCTTTGACAGGCGCGTTCTCATAAGCATCTAAAAAAATATCTTTCTCTAAACCCGCTTTATTGAAAAACGCATCATCTTTATCACTTAGAGTAAAACGAGGACCTCTTGCAGTACGCGCTTTTTTATTTGTGTTGCTATCATTTGACTGTTGAACTTTTAATTCATCATTAATCTCAACACACCCTTCAACCTCAATAAATCCCAATTGTTCTGGCTCGTTTTCGGCAGATTCAACACTTTCAGCCTTAATTACGTTTATAGGCTCATGAGCTAACTCCAACTCATTTAAAGCGGAGCTGAAATCACCTGCTTTTTCTTCATTGAACTGTTCTTCGGCAACATCATCAGAACTCATGGCTACGCCAGCATCGAGGCCGAGAAGCAGATCGTCAATATCATCAGTATTTTCAACCTGTGCAGCTTTTTTTACTGGTTCATCAAGTGATTGCAACATGGCTGTCAGCTCATCCAGATCATCATTTGTCATTACATTTTCAACCGAACTCATGTAAGTCTCCTTCTGTTTGGTTACATTTGCGTTTCGATGGCTGCATTTTGACTAAACCTATCAGGCGGAAAAGTATTAAATACAGGCAGGAAATGATTGAAAGGCGACTGTTCTTTAAAAGAAAGCCTACTTTAAACTTTTTAAAGTAGGCTTTTGTTTTACACAATTTCAGAGGGTAATTTAAAAAATCCGTACTTATTACGTGCCTTAAAGAAGCATTGCATCATTAAGTTTGTGTCATATAAGGCACTATGTGCTTTGGCATGATCGTATATAAAGCCAAGAGAGAAGGCCAACTCTTCAAGGCGGGGACGTTTACCGTCTTCTGTGGCCCACAGGGAAAATAGAGTGTCAATCAATGGGATGTCTGGAAGCGAAAAACCGTAACTTTTCAGCTCATGCCTAATAAACGGAATATCGAACGCTTCGCCGTTGTGGGCTATCCAAATATCGGAAGAAGAGAGATACGAAGCGACAGATGAAGCGTGATCGGCTAGTAACGGCTCGGCGGCTAAATCTTCAAGACTGATGCCGTGTACCGCTTGCGCTTTCGGATCGATACTGCGACGCGGGTTGAACCGCATTACAAAACTATCAACCATTGTCTGTGTCTCAATTTCGTACTTCACCATTGCGATTTCAATGATTTTATGGCCTGAGAGGAAATCAAGACCTGTTGATTCGATGTCCACCCCTGTAGCAATCACTTTTTATCTCCTTTTACTGGTCGTTTGGACGGTGTGAAGATGGCAGCTTCAACATCCCACCCCCTCAAAATTCGCTGCGAGATAATGGTCGCAGTCAAGCCAACCTCTCTAGCCCATTCGGTAATTCGCTGAGTTCTGCCGCGACACTCGATCAGACGCTTACTATCTCGGTTGGCATACGTGTCGACGCTGGCGTTAAGCGCGCGATCTAATGGCCACCCTTTCTTGATTCGATAGTGAAGAGTTGATGTCTGAATCCCGGCTCTTTTAGCCCATTGTGAGAGAGTCAGCTTTTCCCTCTTATGCTCCAAAATTAAGTTTGAACGCGTGTTATTGGCCTGTTCTTCAAAAGTCGCCCATCTGCAATTTTCAGGTTCGTAGTCACCATTCACATCTTTGCGATCAAGAGACATCCCCTCTGGTCGCTCTCCCATGTCAGCATAAAAATTTTCAAATATTTGCCACCGCTCGCAGACTTTGATACCTCGGCCGCCATACCACTTATAGGCGTGATGGGTTGGTTTTTCACATCGTTCCCGCATACCCAGCCATATACGATAAATTGGCGTTTTACTCATACCATGAGGCTTTACGCTACGGCGATGTGCGTTGTAGACACAGCCACACGATATTGTCGCCCCGTGATTTAGCTTCCCGTAACTAACCAGGCAGGTGTTGCCGCAATCGCAGATGCAATCCCAAAGTCGCCCTTGTTTGTTTGAAATACCGGAATATTTAAGTGCAACCAACTTTCCAAAACGTTTACCTGTTATGTCTACCGGTTGTCCCATTACTACTCCTTACAACTTCTTAGCGCCCTTAAGTAGTGCGCTACGTACAAATTGAGCCGCTTTTTTCAAAGTTTCTTCACTGGTTTCACAGACAACCGGATCTTTCCACTTACCTGACGCCGTGTTGAGAATGTTGATTTGGTTGCTATCCAGACAAACAGAGACGTAAAGCACCGTGCCACCAGCCAGCATCAAATGCATAGGAAACAGAGGCTTTTTACTGCCTTCACTGAACTGAGACATGGCGATGTCAATGGCTTCACCTACTTGTGCGCCAACAAGCCCCTGCGCAGTTTCGAATATGGCACGAATAGCCAGACGAGCCTCTCGATCGCTCATAAGCGACCGGGAATGTTCGTCCGCTACACGAATCAAAGCCTCTGTTGTTTTCCGATCCAGTTCATCTTCAAGCAACATTTCACTAAACATTTTTTATCCTTAACCCATTTTGAGAGTTTTATTGTCGCAATGTCGAAGAGGCGAACAATTTCTAATGAACGGTCACTCGGCCACAGAACCGGTTTTCTATCTTTTCTACAGCGTTATCTAGCATTCTCATCACTGATCTGGCTCTTGCTTCAACTGTGCGATACCGGTTGGAAACGACGAAGGTTTGCAGATCTCCCCTTTGCGGATGCAGGTGAATTTTTGTCAGTTCCCCGCACATCAACGCATCAATACGAGCGACATACAGACGGTCTAATGATGCTCGTTGTGACCGCAAGTAATCTCGCTCTGAGAGAGCGACCCCCGGGCGTAGGCCAGCAATGGCGTTAAAGTTTGAAATAGCAGTTTTGTGGCAAAACTTTTCGATATCGAGGGCTAACTCAATACACCGATCTTCATTTGTATGGCCGACCAAATCCAACGTGTAGGCCATAACATCAGCAGGTGTGCGATCGATAACAAAGCCTTCAGCACCACGCGTAAGTAGCTCTATATGCTTTGCTATTTCCATTTGAATCTGAAGCCGCTCATATAGAGGCATAGAATCACCTACTCGAACACCGAGGCGGCTCATCAAACTTCCGACACCAGCATCCACGTAAGGGATTCCGTAATGTTTGTCGATATATTTAGCCAGGGTTGTTTTCCCACTGCCCTGAGCACCAGTGATCCCAATCCGGTAATCCATTACGACCTTCTGTATACGATCTGCGAAAAGCCAGGCTCTTCCTCGCTGGCTCGTTGGGTATAAGCTGTTTCAACAGGCACAAAGCCTAAATTACGCATCATGCTTGCCGGGAAGAATGCATCGGCGTTTGGCACATCAACGCCGATGTGGGAGAGCCAAATCTCTTCAACATGCGGCATGAATAGCGAGTAAATTTGTTCCCCGCCAATCACCCACACAGGCTCTGGTAATCGCAACACATCATCCACACCAGCAGGGTAGAATCCATTTGGTACAAAGCCATGAGAGCGCGTCAAAACGAGGTTATGACGCTCTGGAAGAGGGCGTTTGAGACTTTCCATCGTTTTACGCCCCATAACGACAGTGGCGTTTTTGGTGAGTCTCTTAAATAGCTTCAGATCGGTAGAACAACGCCAGGGCAGTTCGTTCGCTATGCCGATCTCATAGTTACGGCCAACAGCAGCTATCATCTTCATTTGCTCACCTCATAGATGACCGGTCTATGATGAGAGTCAGCTAAAGCGGCACGGAGTCGAGGATCGTGCACCAGCGCAGCGATAAGCAGATCGCCTTTATGCTCCGCTAATGTGCGCTTAATATGCTTCTCATAACTAGTGCTATTCGGTACGAGATGAAGCCAGTCGTAATCAACACCAAAATCTTTCAGCCATCGTTTAGTGGGCGCTTCAAGAGTTTCAGAGCGGCTACTGATAAGCACCACTTCAGCCCCTGAGCGAGCAAAACCACGCAACATACGGCTGGTGGGGAAAATGAGTTCATCACCGGCAATGAATTGGCCTGCATCCGAGTCAGATACAGATTTACGATGGCTGGTATTTGCCAGCACACCTTCAATTTCGCATAAGACATACATACCTCTTGCCATATCACACCGCCACTGGAACCTTGATCCACGGTAGAGGGTCATAGCCAAGAATTAAAACTTCGTCCCATTTGAAATCATCCAACTCTGACCATTCATGAGGGAAAATAACGACCGGATCTGAATGCTCTGGAGCCTGTCGTTTCATTAGCTCACACACACCTTCCATGTGGTTGTTGTACAAATGCACGTCAAAGCCAAAATGCACAAATGCACCGGCCATGTGACCCGTAATCTTCGCGAGAAAATGAGTGAGAATGCCATAGCCAGCAATATTGAATGGCATACCAACAAAAGTGTCTACGCTACGCTGTACGAGGCAGGAGTTGAGGATGCGTTTGGGGATTCCAAGTTCATCCAGTTCAGCTTCAGTAACACTGCCGTCCATCTCCAGATCGTATAGCATCTTGGTGTAGATAGACTCGTAACCGAGGCGACTGTGTTGAAGACCAGTGTCAGTTGCCATCGTTAAACGGGTTTCAAAATCCAGCTCACGACTCCACAAAGAGAAGACAAAGTGGCAAGGTGGCAGTTTCATATCCTCAAGCTCGCCTACGTTCCATGCGTTAAGCATGATGCGACGATCGGTAGGGTTCGTGCGCAGTGTATCGACAATACGCTGTAGCTGATCGATTTCACGGGACAGCACTACGCGATCTTCACTGATACCCAGGTATCCCTCGACTTTGTACCCGCGTTCACGGAAAGTAGCGATCTTGCTCAGATATTCACTATGGCTCACGATGCGGGTATCTTCCCATCGACGCCACTGCTTACCGTAAACTGGCCCCAAATCGCCATTCTCATCGGCCCATGCATCCCAAATCTTAACGCCGTTATCCTTGAGAAATTGGATGTTGCCCGTGCCTTTCAGATACCACTCAAGTTCGACAAGCAGTGGCTTAAGATTTACCGCCTTTCCAGAAATAAGCGGCACAGTCCCACCAGTAAGCATGTAGTAAGAGGGAACGTAGCAGGTGCTTAAAGTACCAGTGCCTGTGCGATCATCAGCCTGCACGCCGCTTTTAAGCACCGTCTCAATAACTTTTGCATACGATGCGTTTGTTACCTGACCGTTCGTATGCTCACGATTCAAAAGGAGTGACACAAAAACCTCACAAAGATAAGTAATCACTTATTCATTGCGTGAGTTTACATTTATTGAGGGAACAAGGCCAGATAGATAAAAAATGGTGGCCATAGGCCACCAAAACGAATAGTTGTTTCAGGAATTTAACGCGCTAACACAATATACATAGATAGATAACTACCTACAATTATTTTTTGATCATTCCGTACATTGCTGAGGCTTTAGCTTGCTCAACAAAGGAGGATAAATCGACATCACTATAGGTTGGAGACTTCAGAATCTTTCCATCGGAAATTCGAAAACCGATCATCTTATCGGTACCATCAGCATGGCGAAATCCCAGGTCTGAAGAGTCGTATTTGCAGTTGGCCACAGCCTGGCGACGTTCCTCGACATCAGCAGGCCATAATTTTGTCATGTTAGACCGATGAATTTCGCCAACCAGCTCGACTACATTGATACCGAGGAAATCAGCCAGTCGATAGGTCATCATGCACGCCACATAGATTTTGTTCATGACACGGCGCAGTTCCTGAATCAGCTCAGAATCCTTAACAGTCTTGTTCTCAAGTTTATCTGCCAGCTCTTCGAGCATATATGACGCCTCACGAGCTTCCTGAAATGGCATTGCCATATCATCGAAAACAGTGTTACCGGGCACAAAAATTGTCTGCATAAAGCGATCAATGCTCTGTTCCTGCGTGTAATAGGTCATGCCGGTAGAAATACCACCTTTGATGGCGACCATCGTACCAACACCAACGTATAAAAAGTCGGCCATTGCATCCAGCAGTTGCTCAATATCCCCATTCATTGCGGCTGGAATACCTTCCACTACAGCTTCTTCATGAATCAGGCTTGCACGGAGACGAAGCAGCTCTGGTGTCGGCATAACGCGTCTCGGATGCTGGAAGAGTTCATGAAACTGATCGACCATCTTGTAAATACTTTCAGTAGCTACACCATGACCTTCATGCAACTCATATGGTTCTGGCTTAAATCCAATGAGACGATCGGTGGCAAGTTTCAGGTGGTCAGTCAGTTTGGTAAAGTTCATGCTAGTTTTGTTCCTTCTTAATTCTTGTGATCCATTGTGGCCCAGCGTTGCCAGGCCACATAATGCTTTGTATCGGTTTACAGGTCTGCAAACTGGCTTAGAGAAGCCTTATCCACGGTAGAATCGATCTGACCTACCAGATATGTGCTTTGCTCTGCCTCTTGTGGTGCAATTTGCAGTGTGTCGGTTAACAACCACTTGTTCATCCAGACCAGCGGATCTGTGGTAACTTCTGGAAATAAAGCCTTCAGGCCAAGACGATTCATAGCCAGATTGGTGCGGTATTTTACATAGGTCTTCAGAATATCCGCGTTTAAACCAATCATCGAACCGTCTTTGAAGAGATAGTCTGCCCAGTTCATTTCTTGTTCGGCGACTGATTTCATGGTGTCGTAAATGACGTTTTCTTCATCAGCAGCAATCTCTTTCCACAATAAACCTTCGCGACCGGTACGCATGAAGCGGATCATGCGTTCAGTTCCTTCGCAATGCAGAGCTTCATCACGGGCAATAAAGCGCATAATTTTGGTGTTACCCTCAAGCAACTTCCGTTCGCCAAAGGCAAACGTACATGCAAAACTTACATAGAAACGGATCGCCTCAAGCGCATTAATGGACACCAACGTGCGGAAAAGCTGACGATGCAAAGGGTATGGCTCCCAGCCATATTCATTTACGTACAGACGTTCAAACTCCTTCTCACCTAACGACTGGCGCTCGCATGTCATCCCATAAAGCCTGTCATATTCAGCAGAGATACTGATCGCTCGGTTGATGATTTCTTCATCCGTAACAATACCGTCAAAAACAATACTCGGATCGTCCACCATGCCACGAATAATGTGGGTGTAGCTACGGCTATGGATAGTCTCAGAGAAAGACCACGTTTCAACCCACGTTTCCAGTTCAGGAATAGAGATAAGCGGCAGCAGCGTTGCATTTGGGCTACGTCCCTGAACTGAATCGAGTAACGTTTGATAACGGAGATTGCTCAGAAAAATGTGACGTTCGTGGTCCCGCAGCTTCGTGTTGAAGTCGATACGATCGCTCGAAATATCAACTTCTTCCGGCCGCCAGAAGAAAGACAATTGACGTTCAATCAACTTTTCAAAATCACGGTATTTTTGCTGATCGTAACGTGCCACGTTGACAGATTGTCCGAGGAACATAGGCTCTTTGGTTGCATCATTAGCACCCAAACGGAACGTTGAATATGACATGTGTTTTTCCTTTTTCTTTTTTGGTGCGTTTAAACAAGTTGTTATCTTATGTGTTTAAACAAGGCTTACAAATCAAAGAGAAGGTGGGGATATCCCCCACCATATGTCAGATTTTGCAGGCTCCGTCGCACTCATCTTCTGGCTCGACGGCTACAGCTTGCGTCAGTGGATTCTGCGGTTCGTCGTCATCACGCTTTCCTGCCCCATCTCTGGTGTTGTGGTAGTAAAGCGTTTTAACTCCCATCTTGTAGGCGAGAAGCAAATCTGACAGTAGCGTCATCATTGGGACTTTATCGCCTTCAAAGCGAGAAGGGTCATAGTTGGTATTGGCTGAAATAGCCTGGTCAAAGAACTTCTGGATGATCGCCACCTTTGTCAGATAGCCGCGGTTGTCCGGCATATCCCACAGGTATTCATACTGTTCCTTCAGTTTTTCAAACTCAGGCACGACCATCTTGACGATGCCGTCCTTAGAAGATTTCACTGACACCGGGCCACGAGGCGGTTCGATGCCGTTGGTGGAATTAGTGATCTGGCTGGAAGTCTCGCATGGCATTTGTGCCGTCAGTGTGGAGTTGCGAAGGCCGTATTTTGCAATACGTTCACGCAGTTCTTCCCACGGCATCTTTAACTCAAAGTTGGTTTCGCCACTTTCGTCTAATGAAGAACGGTAATGGTCGATCGGCAACTGACCAATTGCGTATTTGGTCTGCTCAAACCAGTCACACTCACCTTTTGCTTCAGCAAGTCGGCAGCTGGCATCAAGAAGGTAATACTGGATAGCTTCGAACGTTTCATGCACCAGTTTATTGCCAGCGGTATCAGAATAACGAACGCCATTCTTTGCCAGGTAATAAGCAAAGTTGGTTACACCAATTCCCAAGCTACGACGAGCTTTGGCAGGCACTTCGGCTGCCTCCATCGGATAGTCTTGATAATCCAGTAACGAATCCAGTGCAGCAACGGCATAGAACGCCACCTCTTTAAGAGACTCCAGTGAACGGATGGCTCCGAGGTTAAAAGCGGATAAAGTGCATAGCGCGATCTCACCGTTCGGGTCGTCGGTAAATGCCAGTGGACGGGTGGGTAGGGTGATCTCCATACACAGGTTTGACTGGCGAACAGGTGCAAGAGCAGGAATGAAAGCGCCATGCTCATTAATATGATCGACGTTCGCAATATAAATTCGGCCCGTGGACGCTCGTTCCTGCATCAGAGATGAGAACAGCTCAATGGCAGGTACTGACTTCTTGCGAATTGAATCATCGGCTTCGTATTTATGGTACAGCTTTTCAAACAGCTCCTGGTCTGTGAAGAAGGCTTCGTACATATCAGGCACATCATGCGGGCTGAACAGAGTGATGTTCTCGCTTCTGACGAGTCGACGGTACATTAGACGGTTACTCATGACGCCGTAATCAAGATGGCGAACGCGGTTTTCATCAATACCACGGTTATTTTTCACCACCAGCAGACTTTCAACTTCAAGATGCCAGATCGGGTAAAACGCTGTTGCTGCGCCACCACGAACACCACCTTGCGAACAAGATTTAACAGCCGTCTGGAAATGCTTCAGGAATGGAATAACTCCGGTATGGGTGGCTTCACCATTGCGGATCTCGCTGCCCAGCGCACGGATACGGCCAAAACCAATACCAATTCCAGCACGACGTGAAACGTAGTCGATAATTGCGGCTGAAGCTGCACTAATCCCTTTCAGACTATCGCCAGACTCAATCAGCACACAACTGGAGAACTGACGGGTTGGAGTACGGACGCCGGCCATGATTGGTGTGGGCAGAGACAGTTTGAACGTACTTGTAACGTCATAGAAACCTTTGACCATCTCCATACGTGTTTTGCCAGCGCAGTCGTCTTCCCAATTCTGGAACAGACACATGCCTACCAGCATATAGATATGTTGCGGCCCCTCATGAATCTCACCAGTAACACGGTTTTGAACGAGGTATTTGCTTTGCAACTGCACCGTAGCTGCATAGCCAAAAAGATCGTCACGTTTCGGCTTAATGTAATTGCCGAGTTCTTCGATCTCTTCAAACGAATAATGTGTCAGCAAATCCTTGTCATAAACGCCCTTGTTAACGTTCTTGACAATGTGTTGGTAGAAGTTCGGATAGTCGTAACGACCGAAGGCATCTTTGCGGATTTTAAAAATGTTCAGGCGGGCAGCCACCTGTGAGTAATTTGGTGCTTCTGGTGAGATCAAATCAGCGGCAGATTTAACCAAAGCCTCATGCAACTGGCTGGTGGTCATCCCATCAAAAATGCTGGCCGCAGCTCCCATTGCTACAGCGGATGCGCTTACACCACGAATGCCTTCTACGCCATACATTACGACGCGGTTGTATTTTTCTTCGGATAACGGCTCTGTTTGGCCGTTACGTTTTACGATGCTTATCATGTATCACCAAATAAAGAGGGCCACTAAATATAGTGGCCCATGTTAATAGATAAGCACTTACCTATCAATGAAATCAAATGAGAGACTTAAGAACATCGCGCACCTGGCGGAACTGATCTGTTTGCATACCGGTATGGATGGCAGCCACCGCATCAGCCAAATGTTCGTTTTTGTTCACGAGAACATCCTGTCCAGATTGCTTACGACGCAGCCACGGTGCTTTAGGGTGTTTTTTCGTAGCCCACTGGATAATCTCTTCTTTCGATGTAGTAAGTTTATTGCCGACAAAATGCTTGATTTCGTTTGGAGTAACCTGGATCAATGGCTTATCCACACACGCAAGTACACCGATACAAATACCGTAAGACGTCTGCGAACGAGAGTTTTGGCTCCCAACCGGTAGCTCACAAAAAACCATATTTGCCTTATCAATGATTGGCTTCGCAACACGCCATATTTCACTGGCTCGGCGCAGATCGTCACTGTTCACACGAACGGTCTTTTTGTTACTCCCCGCTTTAGTCTCAACAAGAGTAAGGCCGTGAATCTCAAGTTCGTCCGTCTCAAGGTCTAAAGTGCCCACAGCAAGCCCAAAGTTGCTCATTGAGGGATCAACACCAACTACGCTGATTTTTTTACTCATATAGTCTCCTTACCATGTTCCCCATATAGGGTTTTCCAATAATCTCGCCTCCAACGAATTGGCTACTATTGCCGTTTGCAACGTTGGTTGGGGATAGTTTGCAAAGTCTGAATACTCATTTTCCTGCGTGACACGTTTATCTGCGGCATGTTTAACACCACTTGCTATGAAATGACGCATGATGCCCAACAGCCTCCGACTGTCTGCACTATCGTTTGCTAAAACATGAGGGAGCTGAAGTTCGATTTCTACCATTTCTCCATACTTACCAACAAACTGTAGTTTGTCCGCACTGTACTTTTTATCCCTCCTTTGGATAAGGAAACCAGTAAAAGCATCACCTGGCGATGCCAAACTATCCACCCGCTTATTGGCAAGTCGAATAAGGTTCGTGAAAGCCATACAGTGATGCGCACCCATTCCCCCAAAGAACCCTTCGCTATTAATGTTAAGATCTTCAGTTTCATGGGATGCAATAAACCCAGGCCCGACGTTGGGAAGATATCCCCCCTCAACAAAAGGATTAATCAGGATCGGCGCAATACATCCAGGTGGTAGTGATTTCAAACTTTGCATCAATGGCGTCTCGGATATTAGACCAAGCAACGCGGCGAATTGTACTCCGTCAATATTGTTGCTGCCCCACAGAATACGTGGAGCCGCACCATTGGAAGTATGCCCATTGATCAGTTTTATCGACTGCATCACTGCAAATACCTGCAAAAACTGCGAGCGGCTTAATTTAAACGACATAGCTGCGCCCCTCTTTAACTTCCAGCGTAATAGTTTCCCGGAACCATGACTTCATCTCTTTATGGGAGATAATCAGCACAGTACCTCGCTCGCGAGCTTTGGACTCCAGAATACCCATGAGACGTTCAAGACCGGCTGTATCGAGTGCATCGTCAATTTCGTCGCCGATAAACAAATCGATGTTTTTACTCGCCCGGTTACTAACCAGATCCTGCAATGCCAAAGAACACGCAATGCGAACCTTCCGCTTCTCACCACCAGAGAGGGTCTGGAACGACTTACTTGAACCTTTCTTCTGCACACTAATGTTGAATTTGTCGCGATACTCACCTTTTTTAGTGACATCCATCGTCGACCACTCAGCAGTAATATTCCCGTCAGACAACGTATTGAGATACTCGGCAGTGCGTGTATTCAGGAAAGGCGTAACAGACGTCAAAATATGAGAACGCACCCCGGCAGGAGAGTAGACCTGACGAGCTTTTTCCAATAGCAACGTTTGTTCCTGAATAGCCTTCAACTCATCTTTTAAGGACTTGAAGGTAGACTTACTGGATACCAGGTTATCTTCGTGTCTGGCGATAAGAGCAATAAACGGATTAATCTCTTTTGATATACGATCGACCTCAGTACGAGCACGAGTCACAAGAGACTCAATAGCAACAACCTCCTTCTCACGATGACGCAAAGATGAGAGTTGTTTCGTAAGCTCTTCAATCCGGGCAATGATAGCCGTTACATCAGGTGTCGTTTTAACAAGGGCAGACTCAATGCTTAACGCTTTCTCAAGATTCGTTTTGTGTTTAGCCATTGCCTCTGCAAGTGTCTTCGCCTGACCAATTTCCTGACGTGCTTGTTCAATGAAATTCTCCTTCACCGTTGATAGATCTTCTTCGCAGTAGGCTTTGCCACAAGTAGGGCATGGTGATCCCACTTTAGTACCAACCTCTTCTGCTTTAGTCTTAAAATTACGCGCGCGGTTCATTGCATCAGCCTGACTATTTTCTGTAGCTTTGATGCTTGCCCGAATATCAGTTATCGCACCACGAACTTTGAGCAACTTGGCGTCATGTTCTTCTTTTGAGGCTAACTTTTTGCGCTCACTTTCGATTGCCTTCTCGGTATCACGGATCTGTTCGGGAAGAGTGCGGATCTCAAGTTCAACTTCCGTTAACTCAACTTCGGCCCTGGCCAGCCCAGCCAGGGCATCGTCATAACGTTTAGAACGCTCTTGCTCCCATGATTCAGAGGAGGCTTTCGCTGACTCAATTTCTGACTGTGTTGCCTCAATGGTCGAGATTGTCGACTCCAATTTGGTTTTAACCACATCCATACGTGCGGCAGCTGCATTAGCTCGCTCACGAGCAATAGCGTAGGCGCGTGTCAGTCTGTCAACGCCAGCGGCTTCTTCTACGATGGTTTTGAGGTTTTTGTCGGACATTCCAGGTAGATCTGGCATAGCTTCTTGGCTCGCATAGATGGAAGCCATGAAAACCTCTTTAGATGCACCGATCAGACGCTCGACGAACTCCTGCGTCAGCGCATCTTTGCCTTTCGTCATATCGCCATCTTCACCACGAACGATAAGACGATTTTTGAACTCTTTGTGTTTACGGTGACGAATGATCGCATATCTCTTGCCTTCATCCTCGATGGTTACTGCAACACGACAGTTCTTTTCATGGTCGGTAGACAACACATCGTCACCCTTCACACCATGAGCTGTTTCGCCATAAAGACACCACATCAGGCTATTCATTAGAGTTGACTTTCCAGAGCCATTACTTGATGCGGAACTATCATCACTATTAACACCCTGAATGAGCACTAAACCACGCTGATCTAACTCGACCTCCGCGCTGGCGATAGCCATAAAATTCTCAACCTGGAGCTTTAAAAACTTCATATAACACCTCTGATACCGTGTGTTAGCTTTTGGCCTTCTTTCAATCTGAACTCCGTATGCGCCGGGAAGGATCTGCGCCTCAATACACCTTTTCTTGTTAACCTTCCAAGATAAAACGCTACGGGATTTCCTTGTGGCGGGTAGGGCTTGTGAAACATCACCGTCTGGCCTCGTTCAAGTCTTTTCATCGTGATGGCAAAGTCTCGAAAGCTCCCATAACGACTTTGCCTCACACAGCCTCCGAACTCTCCGCTTCGGTGAGGATTTCCTGACACAAAATATCCAACTTGCTCAGATCAAATCCGCCGTCAGTATCGTGGACAATCTTGCAATAAGCAGATACCGACTCTCCCAGGCTATCGATTTTGCTGGTTTCCGTTGTGCTTGCTGTCCCTTCCATCATTGATGACTTACGGATGAAGTTGCACACAACACCTTTTGCACCCATTGTTTTAAGGATGTTCTGGTACTTAATGCCTTCTTCATCGTTCTCGATTACGGCGCGGAAACGCACGTAGTTGCCGCGAATTTGGTCATCGGCAACATAATCTTCCAGGTTAATGAATTTAGGCGCACTGGTTTCGTAGTGACTGAAACTGCCGTCCGGGTTTACGATCATGTAACCAGCCAGAGATCCAACATCTCCCCAATTTTGATGGGTCAGCGCACCGACACTGATAACTCCAGGAATGACCTCTTTGTGGTTGTGGTAATGCCCACTAAGCACGAGACGAAAGCCGATATCCTTTAACTCCTGCGCATCGATACCGACGTCAGGCATTGTTGGAATGGCTTTGTTAATGGATGTATGGATAACAACGTCATGGTTATCACCTTCTACGCTCTTACGTAATGCTTTCAGATCGCTGATAAGCTCCGCATGATTGTTACGCCAGCTAATCAGGTGGACAGTCACATCACCAATTTTTATTGAGTGTGGGCGCTTGCCACATACGATTACCACGCCGATAGAACTCAGCGATGCTGCTGCGTTGGCGCTATATACTGAATCGTTGGTTTCAAGATCGTGATTACCGGCCAGCATTACTACTGTCAGATCAAGCTCGTTGATAATCCACTTGTACGTTTCAGTTACGTAATGCAAAACAGAAGGGGACACAGTTCCTCGGACGTGAAATGTATCACCGGCAACCAACATGTACTTACAACCGGCCTTCTTCATGGCGATGGCTGCTTCTTTCGTTGCTTCCAACTGTATTTCAAGTCTGGAGTTAAGCCCCTCAGCGTTCGTCGTGGAGAACGCATCCCATTTATGGTAGTGGCAGTCAGAAATGACGCCGTATGGCAAAGTCATGTGTTTTTCCTTTGTGGTTATTTTGATACAAATTTTAAGAGCAATGAGAAGGTAAACAACTATGCATAACGGTATGTTAGGAATGAAACGAGCGTCTTAATATACAAAATTTATAAGTAAGTATATACCTATTTGTTGTGGCGCAACTTTGCTTGTCTGTATGACTAAAAATAAGACAGGATCACTGTAGAACGCTATGAGAGCTATTTTGAGGGGGCGTAGATTCTATCTACGCCAATATACGATCTGGAGGGTTACAGCGCGTCAGTGGGCTTTTTACGCGCTGCGTTTATGCTTATGACGCCAGCTTTTGGACGTGGGTCAACAAGGTTAAGTTCTTCTTCACTGTGGTATTCGAGGTCGAACTCACGTTTTACATGTCTGATGTAGATTGCGGTGAGCAGGCTATCTTTGGTCAGGAAGTGTCCGTAGGATTTACGGATCACTTCTTCTACCTTTTCGATTTTCTCACCACCCATACAGAGATGATTAAACCGGCTGTGTTTCCGCAACATTTCGTCTACTGGACCTGAGTAAACCTTGTCTACTTTCCCAAAACGGATGATTTTCCCTGTGTCTGCGGATACAAGGCAAATCAGCTTGTCTGGTGATAAACGATCTCGCCACGTCACACCTGAACGGAGTGTGTTGAAGTAGGGGGCATCCAATCCGATGATCGGTTTACGAAATGCGAGCAATGGAACGTACCTGATGCAACTGTTTAAATGAAAATTCACACCAGCCTTATCAAGTTTAATTCTGGTTTCGTAGATCGGGCACTTCGCCGCTATACCGCAGATGTCACAAAGCAACTTCTGCTTATTCAGGTTGGAATTTGATTCGATAGTGTAGGAGCCGTCTTCAAGACGACGAACCCAGCGCGTGCGTTTTAGATCCATATGTCATTTTTCTGTGATTGTTAGCCGAGGCAACGATAACCCACCAGGTGCGCCGAAGGTAGTAAATGCCTGTTTTAATTATTCACATATCCACAGGATAGATCCTAATAAAGAGATCCATAGATAGATCCTTGTATAGATCAAATAAGATCCCCGATCGCTGTAAGCCGCGCCACGACTGGTCTGAAGCCATGTTCATGTATGCTGCCAGCGGTAATTGATAGTCTGTCAACGGTTCGCCGTATGCTGCCAACTGTTTTTGGTATGCTGCCAGCGGCAAATCAAGTATGCTGTCAGCGGTTGAATGACAAAGGTGTCCACATGTCCACAAAAAATAAAAAAGGTAAAAATAACAAAGAAGTAGAAGATAATCTCGACAACTTTGAAGAAGGTTCCCTTGAATTGTACACAGGGGAACTTGTCCCTAATAGCAACAATACAGTCCAACCAATTGCGTTGATGCGGCTGGGGTTGTTCGTGCCCACGCTCAAGGGGACAAAATACAGCAAGCGTAACAAGCCAAATGAGATCGATGCTTCAAAGGAGCTTGTTCAGCTCGAAGTAGCCCGTTCTGAAGGCTATTCCGATATCAAGATAACCGGTCCTCGTCTCGACATGGATCATGATTTCAAAACGTGGGTGGGCGTTGTGCGTTCGCTGGCAGAATACGGCGAACCTAACGGTCGTGTCGAGTTAAGCATCACGAAATTTGCGAAGTTTTGTGGCTATCCATCGTCACAGATCCGCAAAACACTCCGCGACCGGCTTACAAACAGTCTTTTGAAGATCATGCGTACAACTCTGTCTTTCCAGAGAACGTATGAAGAAAAGAACGTCGACGGCTCTAACAAGATCTCGCTTCTGATGGTGCACCTCATCAATAGCGTGGACTACAACGAGCAGAAAGATACGGTGGTGTTCTATGCAGAACCGAAGCTGGCCGAACTATATCGCTTTGACCATAAGGTTCTTTTGCAGTTAAAGGTTATCAATAAGCTACCACGCAAAGAAACAGCACAGGCTCTGTACACCTTCATCGAAAGTCTTCCAACCAAGCCTGCGCCGGTATCGCTTGCTCGATTGCGTGCGCGACTCAATTTGAGTAGCAGGAATGTCAGCTCGCAGAATCAGACTATACGTAACGGCTTAAAAGCTCTCCAAGATTTGGGCTATCTCGAATACAGCGAGATTAAGCGTGGGCGGTCGATCTATATCCAGATTCACAGCCGCAATCCAAAACTCAAAGTCGCACCGCCAAAACCTGAAGACATCGAACCCAAAAAACCAGATGAGAAAGCTGGGGAAATTGATGCCAAACAGAACATTATCAACAAGATAACCGAACTTTCGCAGAATTTGACGCCTGAAAATATCAAGATGATTGAGATCCTTTCCAATAGTCTCAAACTGCTTTGATATGCTGTCAGCGGTGAAATGTATGCTATCAGCGGCTATTTTTCTGAAAAGTATGCTGTGAACGGTTAAAGATATGCTACCAGCGGTATAGTGAGATGAACGTATGCTGTGAGCGGTAAATCATCTATCACCACTCAATGCTCTGTCATACCTCCCCAGTGGTTACTAACCTCGAAGAGTGCATTCCATATAGGTTTGCGCTCACTAACATTCTATTGCTATTGCGCTGATTGCTTGTAGTGAAAGGCATTTATTGCCTGCTACTCCCTGATAGAACGTATGCTGTCAGCGGTGTTTTATTGAGGAATTTTTGTTTGGATATGCTATCAGCGGTAATTAATGGTATATGTCAGACATTCGTATGCTGCCAGCGGTAATTTTGTTCTGGTTATACCCATACCGGTACACATTATTCATGCAATGTCTTAAGTATGCTGTCAGCGGTAAAAAATCGAGTAAAGTATGCTGTGAGCGGTGAGATAGACTCTCGATATGCTATCAGCGGTAGTTGATTGTGTATGCTGTCAGCGGTGACGACTATGAAATATGACTGCGGAACGTGCCGCAGTCAGTTTGCATTTAGTGTATTTTCTTTAACGGACCCCAAAGTGTTCCGGCTTTTGTAGTCAGTTTTCCTGTTTCTGGATCGTACATACGCCATTCACGCCGCTGGTGGACGATATACCCATCTTCACGTTCCAGACGCTCAAGAATGCCAGGCTGCTTGAAACCCTTAGCACGCCAGTAGCCGCTTGTTTTCTCGATTTCCAGACCTGCCAGTGTTAATGCCATTATCCAACCTCCTTGCAGTCATCGAAAAGGTAGCTTTGCTGAGAAGCGTGAACACCATAGAAGCCCTTGTATTTGTTGTATACGAAGTGGTCTTCTCCGACGCCGGTTAATTTGCCATTACGATTTGTGAGATATGGGGATGACAACACTCGATCGTCACGCACAACATAGAACTGGTCGCCGCTGTCTACGACCATCGCTCCATATGGTGCTTTTATGACGTCGGTAAGAGCGCCATTCTTAACGTCGGCTACAGACATTTCACACTGATAAACAGTGGTGTCGGCCACAACGATCGAAGAAAGGAACAACAGCGCGAATGGGATGGCCTTCATGCTGCCACCTCTTTGATTACATCAAATGCTGAATTAAATACGAGCACGATAGCCAAAGCGTTTATGACTACGTCGTTCACCGGGGAAAAGACTTTACGAATGACACCGGTGAAAATGCAGTCGATGACAAAAGCTATTGAAACGATGAGTAACAAGTATTCAATAAAAATCTTCATGATAGGTAGATACTAACTTATATAAATTTTACTGTAAACTCACTCAAAAGTGCTGATGCTTAAAATACGCTCAAGATGTGCGGCATCTTCATCACTGATTTGTTGAGTCTCTTCTACGTACCAACAGTTGCCGTTATGCCAACAAACACCATCATCATCAACCATCACTGAATCAGCGTCATGACCTGTATATTCAACGAGAATACGCTGGATCAGCGCGTCAGTTTCTTCGTCGTTAAGGCCATCGGCTTTGACCATAAAAAGCGGAAACACGTCATAGACAGTGCTGGTAACGATTCGAACTAAAACTCTCATGTGTTTTTCCTTTTGTGGTTAGTGTTTACTTATTTTGTTAGTTATGAATAGGCGATCAATCTTCTTGTTTAGGGAAAAACTGTTCAATAACTCTGTCAACGGCTGTGTCTATATGGAGTAGATGCCACACAACCATATCTTTGCTCCCCATGCCTTGTGTGAATATCACGTCATACTTACGCCATGCGCAGTGGAACCAATATGCTGAGTCATCAATTGGTAAATCCTCTCCCGCCTCTTTGAAGTATTTCAGCAGCATTGCTTGCTCTGCCGTTGGCGTTGGACCTATTTCCTGAGCGTACATACGGATAAATCGCTGCCAGTCTGTCTCGTCGGTGGTCGGATCTGGTGGATTCATTTCGGCGATAGCGTTTCGTAGCTGATGCGCCCAATCAGGTTCAGGAAAGCCTTTTGCTGCTTCATCATCAATAACATCCAGAGCCACGTTTGCGGCATCGTAGAGTTTCTTAATAGCTGTCATGTTTTCTTATCCTTTTAAACAAATTGTTTTCTTAATAAGATAGTTGCGATAAAAAAGGCGTCCAACTGGACGCCTGAACTTTTTAGGGGAGTTATTTCACTGTAATGAAAGGAGTGTTAGCCCCTTGAGTCATGTACTGCGGTAACTGGCCATTCCATTTATTGATGGCTTCCAGTTCCATAACGTTCGGGTTTTGACGCAGAGCTTCACCGCGCAGACGAATGGCGTCTGCTTCTGCTTGCGCACGAGCACGGATAGCATCAGCTTCACCATTAGCCTGTTCACGTAGCATATTCGCCTCAGCTTTACGTTGTTCAACTTCCTGCTGACGTTGCAGAGTACGCTGGTTAGCCGTTACTTTGGCGTTAATAGATTCAATGACAGTTTTTGGGTAATCAGGCTTTCCAACCCATGACAGGCTCAGTACCTCAATACCAACCGGAGACATCTCTTTCTGAATATCTTTCAGTGCGTTGTCCAGCAATTGTGCCTTACCACCGTCGATAAATGAGTCAGTGGTCATACGGCTGGCCAAACGGTTTAGAGAGTCGGCAATTTTCTGACGCAGATCTGATTCGGTGATATCGTCTACGCCTTTGCGATAGGTCTGGAACACCGTCGTTACCTTGTCACGATTAACCAGATACGCAACGCCAATTTTGTGACCAATAGCAGTACCGTCACTCATCTGGAATGTGAACGGCTCGTCGTAGGTCTTCATTTGTTTGAAGGTCGGGAATACGTAAAGTTCGGTGTTAAGACCTGTCCATTGGCGACCAACGCCAACCACTTCACCAATCCCTTTGTCTTCACCTAATTTGTTTACTTTGATGCCAACGTATCCAGGCTCCACGCGATCACAGCCAGTAAGACCCATTGTGCAAATAGCCGCCAGAGCAACTGCAAGTAAACCTTTCTTCATTACTTATTTCCCCTTTGCTTTGATTAATGAGTTGATAAACTTACGACCAGCAATAAGACCGATTACAGGAGCACCAAAACCAACGATAACTCCAAACATGACGGCTAAATCACTCTTGGTAGAAATCAGCGACGGAACCAGTAAACCGTAGATGAGAGCCACTGAAAGGCCTGTGGCTACTGCCAATAGATAGATTTTGATCATGTGTTTTCCTATGTGGTTGTTATGCGAAAATAATAAGTAAGTGCTTATATATTTTCAAGAGATAAAAAAGGCGTCCTGTGGACGCCTTGTGTTTACTCTTCTACTGACTCGGTGGGGTTGTCTTTTGCTCTTCGGTCGTCGATTGCCTGCAAAGCCGCAATGATTTCAGCCAGTGGCTTCTCCCGATACATCTCGACGATCTGCGATTTGGTGTATTTCTTGTCACCAATTTCAACTCGCCCGCTGGCGTTCTTTGGCAGGTATCCTTCTTCCAGCATGTACTCGACGAGCGATTCGATAACGTCGAGGCCACGAGTAGGATCGAAGTAGAATTTCCAGGTGCATTTGCCATACGGTGGTGCAACTTTGTTTTTGATGCATTCTGCGCCTACGTCCTGGCCGATCTTCTCTTTACCATCCTTCATCACCGATGCACCAAGACGGATACGTACAGAAGCGTAGAACTTCGGTGAATCTCCACCTGGCGACGTAGTAGGGTCGCCAAACATTACACCGATTTTTGTGCGAACCTGATTCAAGAAGATGATGCAGGCGTTGTATTTGCGTGCCCACAAAGCCAGAGTAGGGAAGTTCGCACTCGTCGCACGAGCCAGTGCCGTATTGTCGTTCATGTTTAGCTGATCTTTGTCTTTGGCAGTGCCTTCAGCCATCTTTTCGAACTTCTCGGCTTTGGAGTTCGGAACCATAGACGCAAGAGAGTCAGCCACGATACAGATTGGTGCTGATTCGGGGATAAGCTCTTCATCACGAACCAATTTAAGTATTGTGCCGATCAACTCTACAGAGTCTTCGAAGGTATCTGGCTGCTTGTATACCCACTGACCGTCATCCTCATCTGCGTTCAGGCCATTGGCGACAGCCAGGCCAACGTCAAAACTGTTTTCATGATCGAGGAATACCGCCAGACCATCTTGTTTTTGAGCGGAGATCATCGCTGCTGTTGCAAGGAACGTTTTCCCTGCACTTGGAGGACCGAATACTTCGACGATACGACCACATGGGAAGCCGCCATCGTAACGACCAGAAATAGCTTTGTTTAACGGTGGAAAGCCTGTATCAATCCAATGAGTTACTTTCTGAATTTCGTCGTTGCTACCGATTTTCTTTTTCAGAGCAAGTGCCAGTGCGGATTTTCCTTTTGCCATGATCAGGCTCCTTTTGTTTCGTTGATTCGTTTTAAAGCGGCGGATTCATCGAATACAATCGCATCGTGGTTAAGGAGTCTGGATACACGAGCGAGGATTTTTACGACCTGCTCGCTGACTAATCCAAACTCGCGATCTGTCGCTTTCATTCCGGCAGCGCCTAGAATTGACGGCAGTGCGATGACAGCGTACTCACCGTGATAAAAGACAATCTCTTTTGCTAGTTGGGCAGGGGTGGTTGTAGCGCCATTGATAATCGATTTAAGCATTAGCAATACCTTTCGAATGGAAGAACAAACACTTCAAGGTCTTCAAGGAACGAACGGAAATTCAGCTCGTAGCACAGTTGCTCGAATGCTTTCACGTCACGATTGCCTTTGATTGTTTCGATTTCGGTAGGCGGAAACTTCGTCTCAATCAGGTTCATTAGCGTGATGTTTCTCTTGAACGCTTCGAGCATTCGACAGCCTGTTTTCTCGTTGAAGGCATTCTTCGCTAGTTTGTTGAAGGCGGTCTTATGACGCCCTTTATTAACCACGATTGAGCCGTCGTTGATGCCGCGTACCATCGTTGCGACACTTCCCCATTCATGCAGCAGCTCTTTCGCACCGCCAGCACCAATGCCTCCAACACCGCTAATGTTGTCCGAGTTATCGCCTTGTAATGCTTTTGCTTCCAAAAATGCGCGAGGCGTGGCGAATCCTGTCAGCTCCGCAAATTGCTCAAAATTAACCTGCTTGTTTTTGGCGTCTTCACGCAGGCTTACCCAGCTTACGTTTTCACGAACTAACTGAAGCCAGTCGCTATCGCCTGTTAACAGATAGATGTGTTCAACGGTTGGCTGCGGTGCCATGCGGGATACCAGCAGCCCGGCCAGATCATCCGCTTCTGCATCTTTTGCAATGAGTTGGGTAACTCCAAGCGCGGTCATCATTTTGAGGATGTATGGCTTCTGGATAGCAAAGCCTTCCTTCATCTTTTTCATATCAGGATCGTCGTCGCGATTTGCTTTGTAGTCCGGGTAAAAGTCGCGACGCTTGTCACTAAATCCATCCCAAAGAATCATAGGTCGGGCATGGAGGATGGAGGCATAACGACGGACGTTCTTAACAAAGCCGAAAGCAGCCTGTACTTCCATTTCGCCGTTGTGCAATTTGTCAGATTGTTGGTGGTAATAACCCAGGCTATTGCCATCTACGAAGAGATAATTCACCGGTACATTCCTTCCAAAAAGTAAGGCGTCCGTAGACGCCTTACTGGTCACGTAATGGGATTACAGAGAGTCCAGCTCTCTCAGTAGGTCATCCAGACCTTCATCTTCCGTCGCAGATGCGGCTGCTACAGATGTCGCTGCGACTGCTTCAGACTCTTTGACTGATACTGCAACGGCAGCGGAACTTGCTTCTGGTTTAAATTCAGTTTCAACGGCACGGAGGATTTCTTCATCAACCAGACTGGTTGGTTCAGAAGCCGGTGTGTGCGCGGTTGCTACAGCCGTCGCTCCTTCTGTATGACCAGTGACAGAGCCAAATCCAGGTAGTGCCGCAGCCGATGTTTTCGCGGTTGAGGAAATTGCTGGTGCAGATGCTGCGGCAGTTGGTGCAGCGATGCCAATCAGACGACCCATAGTGCGAACTGTCGACAGAAGACGAGTTTCATCAGCCTGATTTGCGTATGCGATCAGATCATGCTGGGTGTTCCAGAATTTATCTTCGATATCGCCTTTGTAGACTTTACGCTTAGGCGAGACGTCATATTTGGTATCGCGACCAGAGCCAGTACGTTTAATCAGGAATGCGTAGCCTTCCTCTTTGCTCAGTGGATTGCCGATATCATCAGCGATGTCTTCGGTGATTGCTTTGCAGATATCATCGAATACAGTAGACGGCAGCTCGATTAACTGGCATTTCTCAGCATCTGCGAAATCCTCACGAGCAGAAAGAATGCCGTTGACCAGGTAGCGAGGAGTGGCACGCATTTGACCGATGCGTTCTTCCATTGCTTTGTTACCCTTGTGACGAGCGCGACCTTCCATAACCATTTCGCATAGCTGACAAGCGCGACCGTGAGTATGTTGCTCACAAATATAAGCGTTGGTTGCTTCTTTACCTTCCTCGTTCTGATACTTAACGTAGTGCATACCGAAAGTCTGGAAGAACTTACCGTTTGGGTCGTCTTTATTCGGGAAGATGCGGATATAGTTGACGCCGTCTTTTAAGCGAGTCAGATCAACGTTGTTGCCACGTTTGGCGGCAATGTCTTCACGAGTTTTGTTAAGCAAATCAAGTAATGTCTTAGACATGTGTTTCTCCTTGTTGTGATTTGGCCGATGGCGCTATGCGCGTTGGGCTTTCGTTCATTCGTGGCTCTTTCGAGCTGTTAAATGATAGATCAGTACTTACTTATTATCTATCAAAAATCAACGGGGAGTAATAAAGCGTTCAGAGCCTAATCGCTCTAATTCAACGATGGCCATCTTTGACGCCTGAACGATCATGTCTCGGCGATGCGAAAAGGCGGCGACAGCATGTTTGTATATGTCTGCGATGTGCCGTGCTTCATCCAACTTCTGCCGTTTAGACAGATACTGTGGGTTTGTTTTAACCTTAGCGTCCAGTACAGACTCGTTGAACTTAATGCCGTTCATACTCAAGTTCTTACGCTCTGTGTCGTATAGCTTTGCTTCAACAGCTTCAAGGTTAAGTTTTGCCTCTGCGACATCTCGATCTGCCTGCGCTAGTTTTGACCCATACTCCATTAAAAGCCGTGGCTGTTTACGCCATACTTCCTCAAGGTTGTCGCGGTCGAACTCCAGATCGGCCATGATTTTAGAAAAAATATCAGTGTTCACTCTAATAGGTTCCTACTTATAAAATCTGTATCAATTATATCAAACAGAGAACGGGTTTATGGCGTCATGTCAACTTTGTTCAGGGGAAAAATATTGAGATCACCGAAGATAATTAGTTGTCTTATTTTGGTAAGCTGTGCTGACCATCTTTAGGTCACATACATGAGATGGATGGGGGTGTGGCATGAACGGATGAAATTCAGTCGCCGTTGACAGATGTCAACACTGTGAATAGAATACTATTATCGGAGGCGAATGAAGCAACATCCGAATAAGCATATTCAAGCAGCCATTGACTATGCATTAAGTAAAGGCTGGATCTGGGTAGCAGCTGGTGGTGCTGCACATTGTTTTTGCAGACTGCGATGCGGTAATCCAGAAGGTGAACACAAAACTCACCAAATGAGCGTATGGTCGACTCCGGGTAATCCCGAAAACCATGCCAAACAGATCAAACGAATGGTTGATCGTTGTAAATGATTTCAAGGCGGCATTAGCCGCCTTTTGCAGAAACTGTCCAACTATCTTCAAAGGAAAACTATGGCGCTTTATAACTTCACTCTGACGCTCTCAGGCGTATCGTATGAGACGGAAGGACTGGAAGACGCGCTGTACCAAAACGGCTGTGACGATGCGCTAATTTGCGCATATGGAAACTCCGTCTATGTAGAATTTGACCGCGAAGCACAATCACTTGATGCAGCTATCGCATCTGCGGTCGACAATATTGAATCAGCCGGTATCGGTGCAATTGTTGAATCCGTCGACTCGGCTCTTGTGGGCTTAAGCGATATCGCGGAACTGACAGACCTGTCTCGCCAGGCAGTGGCGTTGCTCAAAGACGGTAAGCGCGGAAGCGGCGACTTCCCTTGCCCTGTACAACGCATAAAAGGCCAGTCTCCTCTCTGGGATTGGGCTGATGTGGCTGAATGGCTCATGAATAACGGACGACTTAAAGAGGGCGATCAAATTGTCCAAAATGCCCGAACTTTGAGTAAATGGAATCTGGCGCTTCGAAACAGCGTCTCGAAAGATTTCAACGAAATAGAGCAAATTGCGGAGAAACTGATTAAACGCCGCAAAGATATTGCGAAATGCGCATAATGATGCCCGCCAATTGGCGGGCATCTGTTCTCTGTAAAGGTGTCTGGCATCGTCTGGTTCGTTAACGTTTACTAAACCAATGGTGACAAAAATTAGTTATCTTTGAAAAATAAAGGTTGCATGAAAAGAAGGGGTATGCGTTAATAGCATCGTTGGTTTGCAAGACAGACCTTATGTAAGCAGTTTTAGTAAAGCAGTCTCAGTTCAGTGTTATCTTCTGATTTCCCTTCTTCGTGAGTCTCCTCCTTAAGTGCCTAAGTAAGTCCCAATCTATACAGATCAAATTCTCGCCGCACTATGTGGCTCACAAAATTAAGAAGGTAATATCTATGTCTAATAAAATGACTGGTTTAGTAAAATGGTTTAACTCTGATAAAGGCTTTGGCTTTATTTCTCCTGCTGATGGCAGTAAAGATGTTTTTGTACATTTTTCGGCAATTCAGAGTAATAATTTCCGCACTTTGGAAGAAGGCCAGCAGGTCGAATTCTCTATCGAGAATGGGGCTAAAGGCCCAGCAGCAGCAAATGTCGTTGCTCTAAGCTGATTCAACGCTGATGATCCTCATTTCTACAATAACGAAGACGGTGTAAGCCTGAGTGGATAGATTTGTAGGATTGTACAAGTTGAATAAATTAGCATGGTAAGGCCATGCTAATTAAATCGACACAACGGCCAGTTTATTCCATAAAAGTGAATTGCCCATTGTGGCGAAATGCGGGGTTGCCGCATGAATAGTCAAAGGCAGAAGCTAACTGCCGGCATGGCAAAACAAAGTGCGTAAGAGGAGTGACTTCCTCAACAAGCGCCATAATTCTTTATAAACCCGCCAACAGGCGGGTTTTCTTTATTACTTATTTATTGTCTCCGCGATATCAGCCAGAATGGCCTCCAGTCGCTCTCCTTCTTCCGGTCGGAAGTACAGGATATTCGGGTTAAATCCGTAGAAGACGGTTGCATCAAGCTCTGGGAAGTACTCCTTACGACCAATCAGATCTGATGGTTTACTCTTATTGTTAAATAGTGCGGTTGAACGACTACCACACGTCAAAATGTAGGTTGGTCGTACAAGATTAATTTCTTCCCGCATAAAGTCTGTGAACTGGCCTATCTCGTCTTTGGTATAGTCTTTCTCTTTGTCCTTAACCTTCTTACAAACACCCGTGACATAAAGATCGCCCATGCGCAGATCTCCAACTGTCAGTAGTTTTGCCTTAAAGTCGTCGTATCCGTTCTCCATGAAGTAGCCGGTACGAGCGTCATTGCCGTTCGCATTGTCCAGAATGATCATGATTTTGGGTTTAATACCAATAGTCGGGCGTATCAACTCCTCACCCAAGCCCATTTCAGCCGCCATACGTGTCATGAGTACGTTGATTTCGGCAGAACGCTTAGGATTCATTTCGAACGGACGTGATGCTTTAACAGCGTCAATGATGAGATTGCCCATCAGCTCAGCCTGGTCGCGCAGTCGTTCAGGATCAGTTGCTGGCAGACTGCCTGGCTCAATTGACGCAAAAGCCCCTACTTTATGAAGCGACTCGCGTACACGACTGTTACATGCACGCTTCTCGACCGCTTCATCGAATTGTGCCACTGACTCGAATTTGCCACCAACTTTCTCACGCGCACGCATAATTGCCTGACAACCATTTTCAGAACAGCCTTTCACAGCAGAGAATGGCGCATACAGTGCCTGACTGCCGTCTTCGAGTGTGCGGATCTCAATTCGGTTAGATGACACATTAACGTCTGGTGGCAATACGCGAATGCCATAGGTCAGCGCATCCTTCACCAGCCCCTGATGCTTATCCTCGCCCAGAATGGTGAGCGCAGCTGCGAAGAACTCAGCAGGGTAGTGCGTCTTTAGCCACATAGACTGATAACTGATTAAAGAATAAGCAACAGAGTGTGATTTGTTGAAGGCATACGCGCCGGATTTCTCAAACATATTCCAGATTTCTTCGGCTCGTTCGTGCGTCAGGCCATTGCTCTCTTCGACAACACCGGTAATTTTCATGCAGTCACCTCATCAATCTTCACGAACTCATACCCATTGGAGGCCAGCCAGTTCCGTTGGCGCTCCCAGCTCCATATCTCTTCACGCATTTCACTATGCAGGCGAATGTGGGCGTCTTCTGGAAGTGCTACAAGATTCCCAGGGGCGTTATCTATCGTATCGCGGTTAATATGGTGGACATGTTCATCGTCACGTAGCTCCCGACCGAGACGTTCTTTCGCTATCAATCGATGAACGTATTCGTATTGCGAAACGCCATTGTTACCAACCAGCTGCATCATGTAGCCGTTGGTTTTTACGATGATGCCACCTTTGTAGTTGTTCGCTTCTTCTCCGATCTTTCCGCGTTTGGCAGCCGCCAGCTTTTCCTTCGTCTCCGCGCGGATTGTTCTGCCGGTTAGCTTTTTCGAAACGGTGGCCACTCGCTCATCGATATCAGCACGCAGACCGGCATTCCACGAGGTTTTCCCATACATAGGGTTGCCAGTGCCAGTCCGGGCTTCGGAGAGACGCTTCATACGTTCGTCATTATTTTTGTTTTTGCCACGATTCCAGGCTGGGGTAGCGGAGATCCGCGCGCTTCCGCGCCTGATCCCCCATTTGGCTAATAAGCGGTCAATATTTGCCTTGCTGCAACCAGCTTCGGCGGCAATGTCTTCTTTTCTCATCAGGTCAACCATGTAACGCTGACGTAACCATTCTTCTGTGATTTTGTACTTCGTACTCGGCATTTCTAAGACTCACTAAACAAATTGTTTTCTTATCTTATAAATTAATTCTCAAATATCGAAGCTCGTTATGTCGGCATTTATTGCCATTGCTTCGGCATAAGTGCGACGCTCACCATCAGCACAAAGTAGGCGTGCTGCTTTATGGATTTTTCTCGTAGAACCATCATCCAGTGACACTGTCACCCAGCCTTCCTCCGCTCGCTTAATGAAGTCGCCGCCAATGGATTTCATTTTCTCCATATCTTTTTTCCCGATCGCTTTCCTGACCGAGTCTGCTTCCGCCATTGAGAACCCCGCCAAGATTCGCGTAGCAGCCATGATCTGTTCCTGATAAATCAGAACTCCGTTTGTGTCGCGAGAGATTTCGTCCAGCATTGGGTGTAAGGAATGTGGGGCCATGAAGCCTTTGGCCACGGACACATAATCGTCCAACATGCCGGATTGAATCGGGCCAGGTCGGAAGAGCGCAGTCGTAGCAACAACCGTTTTAAAGCTCATTGGCTCAATTCCACCACCTAAATCTTTAAGCAGCTTGCGCATTGGGCCTGATTCAAGCTGGAATACGCCCTGTGTATACCCTGCAGCAAAACCATCCAGTACCTTGCGATCTTCAAGAGAAATGGCATCAAGATTGATATCTTCACCTGTGTTCTCTTTTATGTAGCGTTTTGCACTATCGAGCAAATCGAGAGTTGCCAGACCAAGCACGTCCAGCTTAATTAGGCCCATAGCCTCGCAGTAACGCTTGTCAAATGCGATACAACGCGCGTCACCACGGCGCTCAACCGGTGTACGTTCTGTCAGAGGAACACCTGCTACGATCATCCCTGCCGCATGTCTACCAAAGCCACGCATAAGGCTTTGTAACTTGCAGGCTGCATTGAATGCATCAGGATATTTTGTTGCGTATTTGTCGAGACTTGCCAGTTGTTCGCGCAGCTCTTCCAATGGAAGGCTATCATCCTCGACGTTCTTCAGTTCTTTTGATACCGCCATATCTGCGGACTCCACACCATAAATACGAGCGGTATCACGTAGTGCAGAGGCTGCGCCTAGGTAGGTGAAGTTCGGAATGCCTGCAACGTAATCTTCGCCGTAGCGTTCATTCAGATACTCGATCACTTCATGGCGACGTGCCTGGCTGAAGTCCAAATCCGCATCCGGCAAGTCGAGACGCTCAGGGTTGATGAAACGTTCAAACAGAAGACCGTGACGGATTGGGTCGACGTTGGTTATGCCTATGCACCATGCCACCAGAGATCCAGCGGAGGAACCACGACCAGGCCCGACAGGAATGCCAGTTTCACGGCTGTGATTCATCAGATCGCGTACCATCAGGAAGTAACCACAAAATCCCAGGCGAGTCAGCGTGTCCATTTCGTACTTTAGCCGCTCAACATAAACCCTGTTCTCAGAAGCAGGTGGTGTGTAGCCAAACTCTTTTGTGGTAAGACGTTTACGCAGCCCTGCAACAGCCAGTTTCATAAGCGTTGCAGGCTCGTCGTCTGCCATCTTTGGCAGTGCTGGCGGCAATTCATGCCAGCGCCATGTGCAGGCATCGATAATGGTATCCTGCGTTGTTGAGGCCATTGCAGCTGTTACCGGCACATCCATGCGAACGGAGAAGGCTTTAAGCGCCTCAAGGAGATGGCGGCGACCATTGACGGCGTTATCTCGCTGGTGGGGGATACGCAGACGATGCGGCTGGTCGATTTTGATGTTGTTCGTAACCATGTGCGCAATGTCTTTAATGTCTGCATCGTCGATCGATTCGTAATAAGCGGGATAGAACGCCACTGGCTCTATTTTCAATGCGCTGGCGACTTTCATCGCCCGGACGTTAATCTGGTCGTAGAATGGGGTAGGGTGCGGATAAACCACACTATAGAAGTTGTCTTTTCCACCCGCTGTAATCAGTGTGCTTATGATTTTTGCAAAATCGTTGCGTTGGAACACGCTACCGATGTCGGAAGTAAGCAGGATGATGTTGCCTTTGGCATATGTAGAAACCAACTGTTCGAGCGAGAGACGCGGTACAAAGTAGAACTGTTCTCGTGTGTTGGCCGCCGTCATTAGTTCGCAGATGTCGCGATATCCTTGCTCATTTTTAATTAGAGCGGTAAACGAGTAGTTACGTCCCCGCTCTAATGATTCCATACATCTCATACATCTCATAGATTCTTTAGCAAGTTTAGCCCGGTGCTCGTATGTGGGATCATCAACAATGTTTAGTTTCACACCACAAATAACCGCCATGTCGTCACCAGCGGCACGTTGTAGTGGAATAACGCTCGCAATATTCATGCTATCTGCTGAAATTACAGCGGTGTAGCCAGCTTCTCTGGCAATCTTCACCGCGTTTTCTGCTTTTAGAGCCGACTCCCCAAGTGAGAAGTCAGTTCGAACCATCAGTGCCTTCATGTGTTTTTACCTTTCTGGTTTTTTTGATTTTGTCATTGGGGAAGCCTACGAACTTCCCATGCATCGAAATCGCAACTTCTTTTGCTGATTGGTGACAATCGGGCTTGTCTGGACACACCAGACAAGCCTTACCAGTTTCAGAAGCAGCGATAAGAGAGCCGAAACATCCTTTACGCACGATTAACCAAATATTTTTTGAACAACTTCACGAGCCGCTTGTGCAGAAGCTGAAGGGAGTTTGTTAATGAAAGAACGCTCAATACCTGTCACAAAGTCGCCTCGCATCATTCCAATCTTGGCCGACAACAAAAGTTCACGAGGGCCAATTGGCTGACTAATAAGGTGTTCTTCGTATCCATCGCGAACGATACCGGCAAACTTAACCATCTTTTCAGCGTATTCATCCACGATGCCGGCATTTATCAACATGTTGATCTCTGCCTCTTTGCTCATGTATTTCACATTCGAAACGATGCCAAAACGCGAAAAGTTCGCGGCGTTCTGGATGTTTGTACCCTGGTACAAGCCGGTTTCATCACCAGAACCGTTCGTGTTGCCAGTGCCAATGAAAGCAAACCGTTCATGCGGAGTAATGCGACGCCATTCTGGAGTCGCCTCTTTGATGACCAACGCTTCACCTTCCAGCACTGGCTGATACACGCCAAGAATCTGTGGAAACGCAAAGTCGTATTCATCCGCGAGGTAAACCCAGCCATGCTTCATTGCGAGCGCAAGCAAGCCAGGCTCGAAATACGTAGAGCCATCACGCGCCAGAATTTGCCCCGTAACATGTGCCTCTTCCATTGATGCTGTATGTTGGGCACGGATCAACGGACGATTGAGCAAAGCACATAGCTGTGTAGGCAATGACGATTTGCCTGTTCCTGCATGACCCCACAAATAGCCAGGTATGCCAAGTTCAAGCATCATGAAAATATCTTTGATCAGTTCGAAGTCGCCATATACGTAGCCCTTCTTCACTTCTGGAACGAACTCTGGATACGGCGTATTGACGTTGACGCTAACCATGAGCGGCGTCCCACGTTTTGTTCCGAGTTCTTCCACCGTTACGTTTAGCAGTTCGTGAGCTGCGACCAGATCTGTCTTGTACTCAACTGTGCCTGTGTAGCCAGGGCTACTGGTCAAGCCAGAAGATTTGGCCATTTCGCTTTTTTGCTCGGCACGTTTAGCTTGAATTGCATCAAGTGCCTTTTTCGATAGCGTTGGCTCATCTGGAAACTGCGTTGTGTACATTTTCAGTACGGTGTCAGGATCGGCATCTTTTACTGACTCAGGAATGCCCTCGCAATTACCATTGGCTACATGGGACTTAAAATAGTGAAATGATTTGCCGCACCACTTGCAAACAAGGTAATCAGAATGATTTTTTTCATTTTGCAGTGCAGTAGTCGTCATGCGTTTTTCCTTTGTTCTCTAATGAGCGTTCAACTTCTTATATAAATATACCATCAACTATCGTAAGTGCTTACTTATCATTAAGGCTGTTTTATTCACTTCAAAATGATACGAGATAGTTCAGTAACTACAGATGAACCAAGACTATCAACGCTCGTTACCAGGGCATGATTTGAGTAAAATCTCTCCGGTGCATCAGTCATGATGCCAATTGCCATCAAATCAATGTCAGTCTGCGTTTCAATTTGCTTCGTAACCGAACGCAAATGGGCGTCAAAACCTCTCCCAACAGCCCACGGCGCGCCATCGCTTAGAACAAGCATGATCTTCTTGTCCTCCATGCGACCAGAAAATAACGATGCAAGGCTGGCTATGCTTTCACCATCCACGTTATTAAGAAGTGGGAATGTGTAGCCTACGCACCCCATACGTGAGCGAACTTCGCGAGAATTTGCCTTTTCATTCCAATTTTTGATGATAGGTAGCATTAAAGATTCAAAGCGAGAGAACTCATACTTGATTGCCTTAAGCTCTCCTGCTGCCATATGACTACCAAATGTTGTGAAGCCGGTGATAATGTTGGGAACATTTATTCGATCAAGCGCATCGGCGATGGTATATGCACTTGCAAGAGCCAGTTTAATCGTTTCGCCGCTCATTGAACCTGATAAATCAATCACTTGTTGAACACAGGCGTTAACGGCCTTAGATTCTTCTTTTTTACGAAACACGCGATCATCATTCATTGCTAATCTGTAGATACTAGAACCATGAATGCGCCCCCGACGCTGGCCCGGTATAAACTGAACTCTGTTTCTGCTTGCAATTGCACGCTCCAGGTCTTTTGCCAGCGTCGACGAAACACCTGACGAAAGATGCTTTTCAATATATTTGTCGAAGAGTTGGTTGCCTTCAGGAACGATGCGATAACGGCTGATTGGATATCCACCTAAATCAATATCGGAGAATGTTTTAATAAGCCGTTTGATATGGGCTTCTGCCTGATCAATCGAACCGATGAAGTCGTATGAGCGATTGTATGGCCTGTATTCGCTTTTCGAGCTTTCTGTTAACTCGCTTTTAATCGTTTCGGATAGTGCATCTTCTGTCATGCCTCCGACTTCATCTTCCATGCTATCAAGCTCCTCTAAAGCCTCTTCCAGACTCATTTTGGACGGAGTGGGAATGTCTGAAGAGCCGTCTTCTGCCGTTTTTCTTTTTTCGTGATCCGAGGTAGTTGCTTCTGTCGTCGCGCTATTGGAAGTATCAGAATCTAATACCTCTTTATCATTTTTTGTATCATCGAATATTGTTTCTGATGATTCAGAATTATCTGAATCATCACTATCGTTATCATCATGTATGTACTTACCGTGTGACTCATCATCTATAGATATGTGGTTATCTAGCATCTCATGTGTCTTGTGATCTTCATTGTCTTCATTACTTTCTCCAGAGGAATCCGCTTGGTCAGCGTCTGAAGGATCGGGAGTTTTTCCCGGAGCTGACTCCTTACCTTTGCTTTCACTTTCTGTGTCTTTGAGGATCTTAGCTATGGTCGCAGCCACCTTTAAACAATCCTCGGTGCAAGACATGTTACGCACGGCCACATCGATACCATGTTCTTTTAATAATGAAATTGGTTTCTCAATGACAGGCCAGTATTCATCCATGAAATCTACGAACGGTGCTTGGCCATCCCAGGCTCTTACAACCGGACAGAGAAAGAAGTTTAGAAAAAGCGCGCGCTGATCTTTGCCACAATAAGTAATAGCCTCTGAAGCCTTTGGTTTAAAGACTTTTTCGATTATCAGGCGCTGAGTTGCCATCAGATTACGTCTTGTTCCGTTAAAGACCTGCCCCATTTTTCGCTCGATGAACACGTCTTCTAAGGCATTCCATAGTGACCAGGAAGGGACGTGTCCTTTTTCTCTCATTTTGTTGGACACATGAATATCGGTAAACAAAATGTGAGCAACTTCATGATCTAGAAATCCGCGTACTGCATTCATCAATGCCGGTGTTGCGTTATCTGGGATTGATGGGATGTTTACGAGAATTGGCTCTCCATCATCGTTATAGCGTACATAAGCGTCGTCCCCTCGTTCTGCAACAGGGATGTTTTTACCTGAAAGGAGAGCGACTACTCGTTTTACACTGTCACGGAAGTCCTGAACCTCTTTGATGGAACGTTTTTTGGACATGGCTAATCCTTTGTTATGAAAACAAATTATTTACTAGTGTGTTTAATGTAGCACTGCGCGAACAGGGAACTAAGCCATTCGCGCAGGTAGAAGAGGGATTAACAGGTTCTGACGGCTAAAGACCCGGAGCCGGTATTGATAAGCGTGAAGCGTTTGTTGTTAAGTTCGAATATAAAGCCAGTTGTGTCATTCACACCAACCTCAATCTGCTCATTCGGTAGCTCGGTGAGGATGTCAGCTACACACTCATCAGCTAATTTTTGTACGTGTCCGATCTCAAGAGCTATTAGGCTGGAAATAGTGGTGTTCATTCAATCAATCCATTCTTACTTATACTATTGTAAGGAATACTACTAAAATTTATATCAATACTGAATACATCCATATTAGATGCAAGTTAATTTTCTTACCTATTTGGGGCTAGTTTTTCACCATGCATTGGTCTTTGTCCGGTCTTTAAAGTGCCTGCCGAAAAAAATGATAATAGCTTTACAACCCTAACCTTTGATGTAATATCGGTAAGCACTTACCAGAGAGAATTGAACGCGCAAAGGTTGTAACAATGTCTGACAACAAGATTGAATTTATAGAAAGTCGCTACGCTGCTTTTATCGCAGGGTTGATTGAATCCTCACCTATGAGCCAGGCCCAGATAGCCAAAACAATTGGGTATAAAAACGCCAACAACCTTTCTTTAATTAAAAGCGGCAAAATTCCTTTGCCTATCGATAAGGTTCGTCCGCTGGCGCTGGCACTGGGTATTGAGCCAAGTCGTCTTATGATGATGGTGCTGGAAGAACGCCAACCCGAACTCGCAGCATTTTTATACAAAGAAGGCACTGCTCCTCTTAACGAGGACGAAAAACAGGTTCTTGCTGCATATAACGAGCGATTCGGTAAAGAGAAAGGCGCATCACAAAAGGTTGTTGAGGCCATAAAGTCTCTATGAAAAATTTACACGAATAAGCTCTGTCGATAGACGATCTCCCTTGAATTTGTGGTCAATTTCGTCTAAATCCGGTTGCTCTACGATTGATGCGATGTACGTCGAGAAACTTTCTAAGGCGTCTCGCATCTCGTCCATATAATCGTGCCGGTCGTAGACCCGATCTATCCCCTCAAGACTGTGGTTCATGATTTTACGTGATACCTCCTGGCTTATGCCTAATGCTGGGAAGTAACTACGCGCAGTACGACGCAAATCTCGTGGTGTAAATGGCTCAAGCTCCATCAGTTCTGGTCGTTCCAGGATACGGCGTAATGCCTGGGCTATTGCCACTTTAGACATCGGAAGATCTTTCCCGATTTTTTTATTCGAAGGCACAAGCCACTGGCTGCCTTTACCATATTCGAATAACTCTTCAATGCATGTGCGCATTAATGTGCTTAAAGGCAGAGAATGCTCACGGGCTGATTTGTTTCTCTTGCCTTGATTCCAAACCCCACGCTGGAGGTTGAACTCACTTTTTTTAGCCCGCAGTACTTCGTCAGGTCGTCTTGCGGATACAAGACATAGCCTGGCCGCCCATTTTGTACCAGCACACACATTGAAGTAGTCCCATATATTCCAGAACACCCATACCTCTGCGTCGGTTAGCTTCCGCTCGCGAGGTGTGGGCTTTGCGCCACCGGCAACTTTGTTAAGTGACATATCGTTTAACGGTGACACGTCGATCATCCCCTGGAAGGCGCACCAGCTGAGGAACTGCTTCATCAGAGAGAAAACGCGGCGACCCATAACAATTTTGCCATCCAGTATTAGTGGGTTGACCAGTTGGTTCACCATGAACCTATTAATATCACTTACTTTTACATCGGCAATGTGCGGCAAAACATGTATCAAAATACAATGAACAGCGATCTCTGGCCGACGTCTTGTTATCAGCAGAGATAAGCGAGTGAATAACATGAATGCGTCCGAGAATCTCATGTCATTGCTGACCTGGGAGATCATAACGGCCTGCATTTGAGATGCTCTTTCGAGATACTCAATCGCCTCTTTTGAGGTGTTCTCCGCAGCGCGTGCTCTGTCAAAGCTATTTTTCATATGACAATCACCGAGTTACGCCGATGCACTGTATAAGTAAACAGTATATTAGGCATAGATTCTTATAGGATCAAGAGTAAAAGTAACTCATTTTCAGTAATGATTCCATACATAGTAGGTATGGAATCATTTAGACGTTGTTTTTTGAATTTTAAGGGAAACAGGAGTGAGTTTGGTGGGAATAAAAAACGGCTCCTGTGAGCCGTTTAAATCAGAGGGTGCTGACGTATGCAGCCAGTTCTGTGTATCCGCCAATCGGCTGGCCATCGATCAGCACCTGGGGGATAGTCTCTACCGGTTTACCAACAATTTCACTTAGTTTTTCCTTGTCGATACCGGCAGTGGTGATGTCAATGTACTCATAATCACCGTAGCCATGTCCCTTTAGTTGCTTCGCCAGCTCGACCGCACGTTTGCAGTATGAGCAGTTATCTCGTCCGTAGATAGTGATCGTCATTGTTACCTCGTAGAATTGATATGTAACTTTACTTACAAAGAAGATAGGTATGTGCATACCTATCTTTGCGGTCTGCATTATAAAGCTATTAAAGCCTCGATCAATCTATTAATTAAGGCATTGTTTGGTTAACATTAGCCTAATATTTTATAGTTAGTAGAGTGAAATACATACATGCCTTTTTTAATTTTCATTATTATACTACTGCTCACCGTCATTTTTTGGGATTGGGTTGTTTTAAATGGTCAAACTGTTGGAACATTGGCTACAGCATTTGCTTTTATAGCAACAGCATGGAATGCCTACGAAGCGAGAAAAAGTGCAAAAGCGGCTTTTTCAGCCCTTCAATTAACAACTGAATCATTGTTCGAAATGCGAAAGAGTGCATTTAAACAATGGTTTGATTCCTTATTAAATCAACATGATGAGTTATGTCTTCTTGCAAAACAAATTATCGATAAACACAAAGTTAATTTAAACAGAGATGAGTTATATAGACTATATGTAGTGGCATAGTGAATTTGGCCACCTGAATAGAGGTGATATCATCACCTCATAGTCAAAAC